ATTATAATAATATTTTAAAAAATAAAACAAAATGAACAACAATGAAACTAAGATTATAAACGGTAGTTATGAATTTACACAGATATATCTTCTATATCAATTATTAAATCAATTAAATCTTGGAAATAATCATAATGAAAATATATCTTCAATTTTAAATGAAATAAAAAATAAGATAATACCAACAGATTTATCTGGAATAACTTCATTACTTAATCAAATTAATAATAAAAATAATAATGATATTATCCAAGCAATTGGTAATATTCCTCAAACTGATTTATCTAATATAATATTATTACTTAATGAAATTAAAAATAAAGAAATACCTCAAACTGATTTAACTAATATTCTTGCAGCATTATATAATATTGATAATACATTAAAATATAATTTACCTACAGATTTATCTCAAATAAATATTTTACTTAATCAAATATTAAATAAAGAAATACCAACTACAGATTTATCTGAATTAATAAATACAATTAAATCTATTCAAATACCTTCATATAATGATTCTAACGTAGTTAAAGCTATAAATGATATCAATATACCACAAGTGGATTTAACTGACGTTATAAAGGCTATAAATGGATTAAAAAATGATTTAAATAAACCAGATGATATTAATATTGATATCAATCAAATAAATATTTGTAAATCAAAACCAATTATTGAAGTAGAATATGAACAAATTCCAAATAGAAATATTTCAATAAGAAAATATTCTACAAATGTTGTACAACCACCGAAGGTAATAAAAATTGTTAATAAAGAAGCGCATATGCGCATATGTGGAACATCATCACCAAGTGGTGAATATTCAAAATGTATTCAATGTGTTGATAAATGGCTTTCAGCTAATCCTAATCCACATTTATCTCAAGTAACTAGAAAAGGAACTGGATGTAGAGTAAAATAATTTTAATTTTTTTTTATCAAAAATTGACTTTTGCTATTTTTCTAGATATTTATATATATAACGATTAAATAAAAAACTATATTATGTCACACTATCAATTAGATGAAGAAAAAGGAAGAGTAATCTTTGATGAATTTTGTAAACAACAAACTTGGTGTAACGTAACTAAATTCAGTAAAAAAAAATTTACTAAATGGGATGTATTATACACCAGTGGAACTACTGATAACTATGTTATTGGTGAAATTAAAAGAAGAAAAAATACATCAAATGATTACGATTGTTGGTTTATGCAAGTTGATAAATATGAAGCATTACTTCAAACACAATTAGAAGCATCAAAACCAATTAAAATAACTTATATAAACCACTTTACAGACGGTGCAACCGCAGTTTGGGACTTAGATAATATACCAATGGATATATTAAAGATTGAACGCATCTGGTGCCAAAAAAATGATTATACATTTGAGAAAGAAGAAAAGGATTGTTATTTATTACCTTTACATATAGCTAAACTATATTACAATAAAACTAAAACCATAGAATAATGAAAACAAAAACTCATCAAGAACTAAATCAAAAGCTTTCCCAATTAATGACAAAATTGGATGATAAAAGACAAAGAATATTAAACCAACTAAATGTATTGGATGACTTATTTGATGTAACTAACAACCTTATAATCGAAGAAGATGATAGAAAATGATACAACACCAGAAGACCTATTTATCATATATTATAACAAATTAATTAAATTTAATTTCAAGAATAAAGCGGCAATTAAAAGGCATATCATTGATGTTAATTTAACAGAATATGAAAAACTATATAATGAATTAACAACCATCAATTGGGAATCTGATGCAGCAATTGAGAAAGCATTTGAAACATCATCATTGATGATTGTAACAATTAATTATGAATGGTTAATGCAGTTAATCAAACTTGAACAAGCTGAAGACTATGAGAACGCTAAAATACTATACGATATAATATATCAATCATATTATTTAATTGCTGAACAAATGTATCAAAACTTTGACCCAGAACTTGAACCAGAACAAATAAAGAATAATATAATGGATGGAACTCAACATATGAGAGAAACCTTAAAAATACTTGAACAATGACAATATTAATAATGACTGGAGCATTCCTTGCTGCATATATAACACTTGAAACAATAACATACATTAAAAACAATAGAAAATGATATCTGAAAATGAATATAAAATGATTAAAACATTTGAAACTAAAATCATTAATAAAGGTGATTTAGCAAAATTAGAAACTATATACAAAAGAGAAACTGGTAATAGTTTTACAGGTTGCTTTTGCAGCAGTGTACAAAGAAAAATATTCAAAAAAACCTTTTACGAATGGTATAACGCAACATATCCAACAACACCAGAAGCCTAATGATTACAAAGAAACAACTAGATACTTATTTTAATGAAAATTATGAAGCAATAAGTAGATTAACACAAAACATAATTAACCAACACAATAGAAAGTATGAACCATCAACATTATTAGCAAATGGTTATGAATATCTATTAAATAAAAAGAATGAGATACCAGATAATGAAATACAACAATGGTTAATTACATATATACGTAATAACATTAAATGGGAAAACTCACAAATAAGAAAAGAAGAAAGGATTCAAGATAATGTTGAAATAAATGATTACTACGACCAGATTGATGATGAAGATGATATAAACGATAAGATTGAATCAGAAATACGTTATACCAAACAAAAAGACATATTAAATCAATATAGAAACGATTACTTAAAAGATAAACAACGTCAGATTATTTTTGATATCTATTTTGTTAAAGGACATTCATCAAGTAGAAAGATGGGTCGTCATTTTAATATACATTATGTATCAGCCTGGAAACTTATAAAGGAAATGAAAGAAGATATTTATTACTTCATTAACAATGTCTACAATAATAACAATAATATAAAATAGTATTATGAAAAGAATTGAATTAAAACAAGAATGGTTAAATAAAGAATTCCAACTTGATATTCCAGGGATAGGTTATATAATGATTAATACAAATACAATCGGTCCAGAAGGGTATGAATATTGGATTAATAAAGGATATAGTTATCTATTTAATATAATCGAAGAGCCAGAGCCACAACCTAGAGTAATAAGTTACCAAGGTGTGGAACCAACAAGTGCAACAACAACAACTCAAACAGTTGAACCTAAACCTAAGAAAAAAAGAGGTAGAAAACCAAAAGCTAAATAATGAACAACAGACATCAACAATTTATCGATGAATACTTATCAAATGGAATGAATGGAACGCAAGCTTATAAAAAAGTTTATCCATCAGTACAAGATAATACAGCTCGTATAAACGCAAATAAATTACTAACAAGGACTGACGTAGCTGAGGAAGTTAAAAAGCGTCAAGAAGTCACCGCAAATAGATTAGAAATCACTAGAGAATATATAGTAAAAGAATATTTAGAACTAATTGAATCAGCTAAACAAGTTAGTGAAGACTTTGGTCCAGATAGAACAAACTGGAATAAATCATTAGCTCAATTATCTAAATTACTTGGATTAGATGCAGCTGAGAAAAAAGATATTACATTTGATGGAACTTTAGATATAACCAAACTATTTGGATTTGAAGACGAAGATGATGAGAATCAACAATTAAATGATTAATAATGATTAAATTAAAAAACAAATATAGACCCCTAGTCACAAGTAGTAAACGTTACTATGTAGTGAGTGGGGGTCGCTGACTGAGCTTCTGGTAAATCATATTCAATTGCTGCTTATCTATTAGCATTAACACTTGAAAAAGGTAATGTTATTTTATTTGCACGTTACACAATGACATCAGTACAAATTTCAATATTTCCAGAATTTTTAGATAAAATTGAAACTTTAAAGATTGGTCATTTATTTGAAATCACAAAGAATAGCATAGTAAATAAAGCAACTGGTAGTAAGATAATATTCAAAGGTATTAAAACTGGTTCCAATCTACAAACTGCAAATCTTAAATCAATCGCAAACTTAAACATTATAGTAGTTGATGAAGCTGAAGAAATACCAGATGAAGAAACATTTGATAAAATCGATTTATCGGCCAGACGTAATGATAAAGATAATAAAGTAATTGTAATATTTAATCCAACAACAAAGGCACATTGGTTATATCAAAGATTCTTTGAACAAACAGGAATACAACCAGGTCAATGTACACAAAGTGATGACACTGTATATATTCATAGTTCATTTCTAGATAATAAAAAATACTTATCAGAATCAATTCTAAAGCAATTTGCAAAGCTTGAGAAGACAAATAAAGAAAAATATGACCATATTATTATGGGAGCCTTTTTAGATGTGGCAGAAGGTGTTATATTTAAGAATTGGGAATATGGTGAATTTCCAAATGTTGATGATTATTATTTTGGATTAGATTTTGGATTTGACCCAGACCCAGATGCTTTGGTAAAAGTATATATTAATGAATATGAAAAGAAGATATATATTGATGAATGTATTTATTCAACCAAATTATCAACACCAGAATTATCAGAACAAATTAAATACTTTGCTGAATCAAAATTAGTTATTGCAGATAACCAGGCCAATCGATTAATATCTGAATTGGAAGGATATAAAATAAATATTGAAGGATGTACAAAAGGTGCTGGTAGTATTGAACAAGGTATTAAATTATTAAGTGATTACACGTTAGTTATAACATCATCATCAACAAATGTTATTAAAGAAATGAATAATTATGTCTGGTCAAATAAAAAAGCTGGTGTACCAAAAGATATGTATAATCACTCTATAGATGCAATTAGATATATTGTATCACATTTGTTGGTAAATAACCAAGGTGGTTACCAAACATTTTAAAAAACGATATAATATAATATAACAATTAAATATAAAATAATATAATATGGCAATTACAGTAATAGCACAACCAGATAGTTATCAACCAGCTTATAATCCTATAGTATATAAAGTATATAGTAATTCAGTAGCTAATATTTCAGAATTACCAGGATTTAAATATGTATTTGGAATTCAATTCGATGGTGAAACTAATCAAAATATTTTTAAAACATATCCAGATTTAGATAGAAATGGACAATTAGATATTAGTAAAATTATTCAGTCAAAAATAGATTCATATTTAAATTTAGAAGGTAATGTTGAAGTATTAAATAATCAAACAAGTCAAGTTGGTTATACAATTAAATTTGGTGAGGAATATCCACTTGAATGGGATTTTAATGATTATTCATTTAGTTATTTTGTTCAATTAGATGGAAGTAATCCACATACTTATGTAGTCGGTGACCAAATAATAATTAAAATTGACCCTTCAATAACTGATAATAGAAAAAAATTAAATGGTACCTTTAATGTTGTTGAAGTTGTTGACTCTAATAGTATTAGAATAAACTTATTATACACAGATGTTGGAGATGGTCCAGTTACACCTGGTACCACATTCTATTCAGATAGACGAAAAGAAAGTACATATCCAAATGTAACATTAACTGGATTGACAGCATATAATGAAGCGGTACCATTTAAAGATTTCCCAACTTGGACTGAGACTAATATACTACCAGATTTAAGTGGATATCCAGAAGGTGATATTTTAACAAACTCACCAAACTGGTTAGATAATCTAGCAGCAGATGCTAATAAATACATTATTAAACCTTATCAAGAATTGTATTGGAACGCAATGAATAAAAACAGCATTTACAACCCAGATACAACTTTAGCAAATACAATGATTGTTCAAAATGAATTTGGTGATAGATGGATGCTTTCAGATTATAGTAATTGGGATGATGCTGATATTAAAATGAGACAATTTAATGTTAGTCCAAATAATCCAGAATGGATAAACATAACTCCAAATTGGGGGTTAGGTACTTTCTATACTAGTGGTATTAATCCTTATACACATATTAATAGTGATAGTTCTTTATCAGTATCAAAATGGTTAGAATTCTGGCCGACATATGCACCAGGTTATGATGATTGCGATGCTATTGATATTGAAATATTTCAAGACTTTGCAATACCTGGTCCACCAAGTGAAACTTTTAATTTTACATTTAGACCAGTTGTTAGAGGAAGAAATTTAAGAAGAATTTATCACACATTAATAGATGATAAAAACGCATTCTTAATTAGTGAAGTTGACCCAGGTCCTCAAAGAGTTTGGAATCTTTATATGCAAGATAATTTTAGTCCTTATGGTACTTCAAATAGATATAGTGCATTCGCTAAAAGAACATCTAACACTGCACCTTATGGAACAACTAATGCTAGTAGCAATAGTGCTGATGCTTGGAAAGCTTTTGATGGTAACTCACTTACATTTTGGGAGACTACTGATGGTTTAGGTACTGGTACATTAACTTATAATATGCCGTTTGATAGTGCTATTGGTTGGGCAAGGCCAGTAAATTATACTATTAACAAAGGTCCTTCAACTACGAATGCACCAAAAAATTGGAGATTTGAAGCTTCAGAAGATGGTACAACTTGGGTAACATTACATACTGTTACAAATAGTTTTGGTGCTGGAACTTACACAAGTCCAGATTTAAACATCTCACCAGCATATACTAGATTTAGAATAGTAGTTACTGCAACAGTTCTTGGCTTTAATGTGAGAATAAATGAATTTACAGTAAGAGCACAAAGTAGAATTGCAAGAATGGTATCGAGTAATGACTGTCCAACAAGTGGAGGAGTTATGTTTTGGGCAATACAAGGTGGTCCAATAGATGAATATTCAAGTCTTACACTAACAACAACAGCAGTATTACCTACAACTTATAATAGTGAGACTGATGAATTTAGTACAATTCCAACATTAAAAAAGAGAAGAGTTTATTTAGATTATACTTGTCAAGATAATCAAACTCAAATCTTATTCTTAGATAGAAGTGGTTCTTGGTCATCATTTGCATTCCCATTAAAAGTTAATGAAAGAATGGATAATGAAAAATTAAATTATAGAACAAATATTGGATTTGTTGAAAATAGTCAATGGACATATAATACCTATGATTCTGAAGTTAAAAATTATAATTCTGAAGTTAAAAAACAATATAATATAACAACTAATTTTATGAATAAATCTATGGATGATTATTTCCAAGAATTAATTTCAAGTCCTGTTACATATATTAAATTAAAAGACAGTAATGATTGGTTATCTTGTAATATATTAACTAAGTCATTAGAACCTATAACAAGAAGACTTATCCAACGTACAATAACAATTGAGTTGAACTCACAAGATAATATAAATATATAATGACTACTATTCAATTAATTGGTGATGTTAATGGAGTTTTAAATACTGATAAAGATATTGATATTCCATTAACATTTGCTTTAGGTGATATACGAGATATTACAAAAAGAAATGGATTCTTCAGTAAAACTATTACAATACCTGGTACTGCTAATAATAATGAATTATTTGGTTATTATTTTGATGTAAATATAAGTACTGGTACATTTAATATTAATAAATTACAAGAATGTTTGGTTTTACAAGATGGTATACCTATTTTACAAGATACTTATCTACAATTAATTTCAGTTCGTAAAAGACAAAATATAGTTAATAACGATGATATTATTGAATATGATGTATTGGTTAAAGACCAAGTATCTAACTTCTTTACAACGATTAATAATAAAGAATTAAGAGACTTAGACTTTAGTGAGTTCAATCACAATTATACTAGTACTAATATTGAATCATCTTTTAGTCATACTTGGACTGATGGATATAAATATGTATTCCCATTTAGAGACCAACCTGTTGGTGTATATCAAAATGGAGAAATTGAAGTTGTTCCAGGTTTAGATATTTTGGATGTTAACACATCCGTTAGAGGTTATTTTACAAATGAATTATTCCCAGCTATTTATATGATGGAATATTGGAAAAAGATTCACGAACAAGCTGGATTTACATATGAATTTGTAGATTTTGATAACTATTTAGTTGGTGCTGATAAATTATTAATTACTGATAATACAAGTACAGAAAGATTATTATCTGAAATAAATGAATTTGTTCAAATAGAAGCTAAAATTGCAGAAGAAGATAATGTTAGTGCTTTCTATCAATTTCCATCTCAAAGTATATATAGTCAAGGAACTAATTATAATTTATCTCTATATTTAAGTGATGATATAAAAGATTTAAATAATAAATGGAATTCATATTTAGAAAGTACAAATACATATCCAGCTCTTGATACTACTGGAAGTGTTACTGTTTTTCCAGCCTTACAAGTAGGATATTCAGTATGGGAGAGTGAATTTATATTAAGTCAAGCTAAACCAAAAATTAATGTTAGTTTAGATTATGAATTTTACATATATAATAGTATTATTAATAATACAGCTTTTTCTGCTGAAGGAGACCCTAATTTTAGACCTCATTTTAAAGTTACATTTCAAATAGTTGATGAATTAGGTACAGTTATAACTTCTCAACAATTACAAAATATATATCCAGATGTACTTAATGATACTGGTGGTTTACCTCCAGGTATTACAAAAACAATTTTCTCATTAGCAACACCAAATACATTTCCAATTTTATTAAATAGTGGACAACCTGGTGATTTATTTGCTTTTAGATTATTTATTGAACCTAGAGACGGTAAATATATTTCTGGTGCACCATTGAATTTAAAATTTGAAGATTCTTTAAGTAATCTAACTGATGTAACGCCAACACTTAAAATTAAATCAGCTAAAATTAATATTACATACAATTCTTTACCATATAATGCTACATTTCCAATTAATACTGTAATACCATCTAAAATAAAACAATCAGATTTTATTAAATCAATTGTAACAATGTATAATCTATATTGTATAGTTGATAAAGATGACCAAAATAAATTAATATGGAAAAGACGTGACCAATTTTATGATGAAGGTCCAGTAGTTGATTGGACAAATAAAATGGATAGGTCACAATTTCAAGAGATTTTATTCTTACCAGAATTAAGTGCTAAAAAATTTATATTTACATATAAACAAGATAATGATTTTGCTAATCAAACATACTTTAGAGCCACTAGAGAAATATATGGTCAACAAGAAGTTATAATGAGTAGTGAATGGGTAAAAGAAATAAGTACAAAAGAATTAATATTCTCTCCAACACCAATGTCTTGGACAGATTTAGGTATTCCTGGTGCTACATTAATATTACCTTATGTTTCATCAAAAAGTGGTGAAGAAAATGTAAGATTACTTTATGATGGTGGACAACAAGAACTTGGTATTGGTAATAGTTTATTCTTAATAGATGTAGCAGTTAATATAGAAACTTCTAATTATGCAGTTGTTATTAATGGTGTTACTCAGACTAACCCACCTAGTTCAATTAATATTTTAAATATTCCTGGATATACAAGTATTTACACTGAAATTTCAACATATCCATTAACAACTCATTGTAGCTCTGCTTATGGAGGTTCTGGTAGTTTAGATATTAATTTTGGTCAATGTGATTATTATTTCTTTTCAGCATTTCAACCAACTCAAAATAACTTATATAACTTAAATTGGAAGCGTACAATGGAACAATTAGATAACTCACGTATGTTGACAGCTTATTTTGATTTAAATGCGTTAGACATCGCTAATTTAGATTTAAGTTCTAAGATAAGATGTATGAATACTTATTGGTATATAAATAAGATAATTGATTACAATGCGAATAAAAAACAATTAACAAAAGTTGAACTAATATCAATCGATAGTGACGTAACATTATAAATTATAAAACAATTAAATATAAAACAATATTATGGCAGAAACTGTAAAAATAGATATATTTGCTGATTCATCTTCAATTAAAGAATTAAAACAACAATTACTTGAAGCAAGAAATCAATTATCTGGATTGGATAAAGATTCAGAGGGATTTCAAAACGTTGCTAGAAGAGCTGGTGAATTAAAAGACCAAATAAAAGATGTTAATGAGCAAGTAGCAATATTTGCATCTGGTTCAAAATTTGAACAAGCTGGTACAGCATTAGCTCAAGTTAAAGATAATTTAATGAATCTTGATTTTGAAGGTGCTGCTGAAAAAGCACGTTCATTAACAGCTATTGTTAAAACAATTTCATTTGGTGAAGCTACAAAAGGTTTAAAGGACCTTGGTTCAACTTTCTTATCATTGGGTAAAGCTTTAATCACCAATCCACTATTCTTAATACCAGCAGCAATTATTGCAGTATTACAAGCATTAGGATTATTAAAACCAATCATTGAAGCAATAACGGGTGTATTTAAATTTTTAGGTGATGCTGTAAATAGTTTTTTAGTTAGTTTAGGTTTAGTTGCTGAAACAGAAAAAGACACAACAGAAGAAACAAAAAAATTAAATGATGCTTTAAAAACACAAGAAGAAAATGTTAATGCTTTAAATGCTAGTTATGCTGAATATAGAGCATTGCAATCAACTGGTGCTGAATTGGATGTTAGAAAACAAATTATAGCAGCTGAGAATACTTTAACAGATATATTAAGAAATAGACCAAAAGATTTTGAAGCAATTAAAAATGCTCAAATAACTATTAATAATTTAAATGAAAAATTAGTTAAAGAACAAACTAAAGCTAGATTAGCAGCATTTGATGAACAAAGATTAATTGACAAAGAAAGAATTGATTCAATCAATGCTGAATTGGCTGCAAATAATGGTGCTAATGATGCTGAAAAAGCTAGAGCTAAAGAAATATTTGATGAAAGACAGAAACTTATCAATGCTCAATTAACATTAGATGTTAAAAGAGAAAATATAGTTAAAGAAGGTGAAGTAAATTTATTTAAAATTCAAACTGATAATTCAAATAAAATACAAGATATCAATAAAAAAGCTTCTGATGCTAAAATTGAAGCTTATAATAAAGAACAAGAAGCTCTTAAAAAAGCTAATGAAACTGAATTAAAATTATTAAATCAAGTTGATGCTAATAAAAGAAAAGCTGCTGAAGATTTTGCAATGATTCTTGAAAATTTACAAGAACAAATATTTCAAAGCACACTTTCAGACCAACAAAAAGAAGTTCAAGCTATTAAAGATAAATATTTTGAATTGGAAACATTAGCTGGTGAAGATATTGAAGCACAAAAAATAATAGCTCAAGCTAAAGCGACTGAATTAGCAGCAATTGATGATAAATATAGAAAAACTAAATCAGAAAAAGATAAAGAGGCTGCTGAACTTGAGTTAAAACTTAACCGAGATATTGCTAAAACAAAAATGGATATTGCAAATGGTGCTGTAGATTTTCTTAATTCACTTAATTCAAAAAATAAAGGAATTTTATTAGCGGCATTAGCTATTGAAAAGGCATCTGCAATTGCAAATGTTATTATTAGTGCTCAACAAGAAATTGCTGGTCACGCTGCAAACGCTGCGGCAAATCCAGCAAATGCTGTTACAGGTGGTGGAGCTTTTATAGCTCAATTATCAACATTAACAGCATTAACTAAGGTTAGAGCTGCATTAAGTATTGCTACAATTGCTGCAACTGGTTTTAATAGTGCTAAAAATATAGTAACTAGTGGTGGAGGAGGTGGTGCTGGTACAGTTAATCCTGGTTCAGTTACAACACCAGCACAACCATCATTCCAATTATTTGGTAATCCAAATCAAGCTAATACTGTACAAGCTTCTAATAATAATACAACACAAACTATAAATGTTAATGCTAGTGTTAGTGTTGATGAAATTACCAAGAAACAAAGTAAAATGGTAAAGATAGTTGAAAGTGGAACATTATAATTTTAAAAAACAATTAAAATAAAATAAGCTGATAGCTTATAAACATTATAATCAAATAATACAATAATAAAAAAAAACAAATGATAACATCATACATCGTACTTAAAGATAGAATCAATATATTTTGTGAGAATCATTACCAAATTAAAAAGTTTGGTGGTGAATTTCAATCTGAAATAAATAATTTCGCAACAAAAGATGAAAGATATCCTATTTTATATATCTCACCAATTAATCAACGAGTTTATGAGAATGTAACTGAATTTGATTTGGATATATATGTTATGGACCTAATCGATGATGACCGTTCCAATATAAATACTATTTTATCTGATACAAATCTTATTTTAAATGATTTATATAATTATTATAATGGTAATTATGATGATGCAATTGATGTAATTGGTAATCCTTCATTATCACCATTAAATAACCAATTATTGGATTATGCTGCTGGTTGGGTAATGAGAATAACATTCGTTGTTAATAACTACACAGCTTGTCAAATTCCATTTATTGAAGGAATTCCTTATGTATCTTCAGATGATTGTCAAACAAATACATATAAATACTTAACTTGTGAAACTGTAACTGGTTGTACAAGTCTTCAAGAATATATTGCTGAACAAATTGCTGCAATTCCTTCTGGAACAAGTGTAACTGGATTCTCATACGAGGCTTCTGGTAACACTTTAAGCATTGAGTTAAGTGATAATACCACTTTTGATGTAATAATCTCTGAGATGAGTGGAATGACGTTTAATGGACCAGTATCAGCTACAACATATTATGGTGATGGTTCCAATTTAACTGGAATTTCAACACAAGATACATTTGTAACTGGTGGTACATATTTCACTGGCGGTACAATTGTATTTGATTATAATGTTGGTGGTGGATTCCAGGTAACTGGTTTAACAGAAGATTTGGATGCAGCGATAGCTGGATTAGCAGAGACTGATGAATTAACAATTGAATTAGATATTGTTACAAATAAAATAAGATTAAAAGATGATGTTGCTGCACCACCTAGTGGAACAAGAATATTTCAAGGTAATGTTGAATTTATTGGTAATGTAAGTGGTTCAACATTCTATGGTGATGGTTCCAATTTAACTGGAATACCAGATATTTATACAACTGGAGTTACATATAACCAATCAACTGGTGAAGCAATTTTCACAAGAAACGATGGGAATACGTACTCTGTGAGTGGATTCTATACTGGCTATACATATTCAATTCCAACATTACAAGAAGTAACTACAGCTGGAAATACAACTGAAGGGCCTATTTATATAACTGATGGTAGTGGAACTCAAAGTATTTTATCATATGATGGTATAAATGCATTTAATGCTAATACTAATACATTTGCAGCATTAAATTCTGAAGGTAGTATTGCAATTGGTAATGGTAATTTTAGTACAGGTATAATTAATGGTAATACAACTAATAGTAATACTATATTTGTTTTACCAGATAAAATAGGTGGTAATTATACGATAGCAACAACTGATGATATCCAAAATGATACAAAAGTCACAGGATTTACAAATAATAACAACGTGTTCACCATTTCGGATAATACTGGACAGGACTTTTCAACTACTTTAAATACATTAACTGGTTTAACAATAAATGGTAATTTAGATGTAACAACAATTGATGAAGTTGATACTATTGATTTCACTACAACTGCAACAACAACAAGTGCTGTTGGTAGATTAAGATGGAACGATTCTGATGGAACACTTGACTTAGGTTTAAAAGGTGGAAATGTTACTCTTCAAATTGGTCAAGAACAAGTAGCTAGAGTGGTTAATAAAACTGGTTCAAACTTACTTGAAAGTCAATATAGAGTAGTTCGTATTCGTAGTGTTTCTGAAGGTGGTTCTCAAGGACAAAGATTAGCAGTTGTATTGGCTCAAGCTAATAACGATGCGAATTCAGTTGATACGTTAGGAATTGTTACAGAGAATATTAATGTTAACCAAGAAGGTTTTATTACGACTAGTGGATTAGTTAGAGGTATCAATACGACTGGTTCATTACAAGGTGAAACTTGGGTTGATGGTGATTTATTATATTTATCTCCAACTACACCAGGATTTTTAACAAAGGTTAAACCAATTGCACCTCAACATACTATTGTTATGGGTTATGTTGTTTATTCACATATTAATCAAGGTAAAATATTTGTTAAAGTTGATAATGGTTACGAATTGGATGAATTACATAATGTAGCTATTACATCACCAACTGGTGGCGATTCATTACAATATGATGCAACCACTTCATTATGGAAAAATACTAAACCATTTTGGACAGTTGAATTAATGGATGCTTCACAAGTTGAATTTTATGCTGTACAAGATGTTAAGATAAATACAATAACAAATGTTGTTGGTTCACCAAGTATTATCATATTGGATGATGGTGTTACTTATACTTTAGGTAATACTATTTTATCTGGAAGTAAAATAACAGTTTCAAGTAACATTCAAAGTGTTATTAAATTAAATATTACATACTAATGGAAGAAAGATATATAAAAGCTATAAGTGATTCACCTAAATGGATAAGACCAGCTGGTTGGTTAACAATGCCAACTATAACTGCTGCTGAAAATAAATTAGCATTCTTATTTGCTGTTTATGAAAATGAAGAGAATTGTTTTTCATTAAACTATGGTTCTGCTGTTTGTAATTATACGGTTGATTGGGGTGACAGTACTTCGATAAATGTGGTTAATCAAAATACAATTAGAGAGAAAAGATATGATTATTCAGCAATATCTTCAATAGTTTTACAAGATGAACTTGGTATTAATTATAAACAAGTAATAATTACAGTTACACTTAACTCTGGAACAATCACAGGTTGGGTAATTGGTTCTATAAGTGGTACTATAGGTGCTCCTGGTAATAGACCTGGAAAACCACAAGTATTAGAGAGTATTATTAGTCACAACCATAGTGTCAATTTTTCAGCAAGAAGTTCTTGGCCATTAATGCAGAATTTAATTATTAAGAAATTAAAACCAACAGGAACCGTATCATCATATTTTAATAACTTTGTTAATTTAAGAAATATTGAAGGATTTGATTTGATAGACACAACAGCAACATCAACATCATCTTCAACATTTATTGGAATTGGACCTATTAATAAAATAGATATAACTTGGGTTGGTGGTTCAGCTGGTGTGACAAGTATATTTTCAACTGGTGCATTTAAAAGATTAGGTAATGTAACATTTAACACAACAAATTCTGTTAATACAGCATTTAGTGGATGTAGAAATTTAATAGAGATTGGTGATATTGATTTAACTGGTGCTATACAAGCACAATCAGCTTTCTTAAATTGTTTTTCATTAGTAAAAGTAGGAACTATTACAATGAACTCGATGACACTACCAAACTCAATGTTTAGTGGATGTTATTCATTACAAGAATTAGAATTTGGAAACTGTTCAACTTTAACCAACACAACATCAATGTTTGCTACTTGTCTTAGTTTAAGAAAATTAATTATGCCAGGGTTAGTAGTATCATTAAATGTTGCTGGTTGTAATTTACAAAGACAGGCAATTATAGACTTATTAAACAGTCTTGGTTCACCATTAACAACACAAAATGTAACTTTAACGGGTAATCCAGGAATGATAGACTTAACAGTTGCAGAAATAAATGCAATCTTAACTCCAAAAAACTGGACTTACACTCCTTAAAAATAAATTAAAAATATGGAAAATACAAGCGGATTTTACAAATGGGATGATAATCAAAAAGAATGGTTATATGGACCTAATGGTGTATATGGTGTAATAACATTGGAAGTACATCTGAAAGATACTTATGAATACCCAGTTGATGGATGGACTTGGTACGATGAAAGACCAGCTGACCCAGAAACAATTTAATTATTCAATACAATTAAATATAAAATAATATACAATGCCTTTAAAAGAATGTCAAATAAATGGTGAATCTGGTTACAAATGGGGTGACCAAGGAAAATGTTATGTTGGTGAAGATGCAAAACAAAAAGCAATCAACCAAGCTATAGCTATTGGTGAATTTGCTGAATCATATACTGATTATCCTCAAGCTGCAACTGAAAATGCTAAGATAGCTTTAAGATGGGCTGAAAAGAATGGTTGGGGTAGTTGTGGAACTGCCGTTGGAAAAAAAAGAGCCAATGACCTAGCATCAAAAAGACCTCTATCGAGAGAAACAATAGCTAGAATGGCTGCATTTGAAAGACATAGACAGAATTCAAATAAAGCACTTGGTGATGGTTGTGGTAGATTAATGTGGTTAGCTTGGGGTGGTGATGAAGGTGTTGAATGGGCTCAACGTAAATTAAAACAAATTGATGAAATTAAATTACAACAATTTAATGAAAATATTATATCTGTATTTAAATTTATATCAAATGACTAACGTAGAATTAAAGAATGAATTAGAAAAGGCCCTTCAACAAAAGTTAAAGAGCCGTGGGTATATTAGTTCTGGTTCCTTATATAATAGTATTAATTTTACTGTAAAAGATACTGCTGATGGACCAAAGGTTGAATTACAAGCTAATGACTATATTCAATTCTTAGATAAAGGTAAATTATTAAGTGATTTCTTTAAGTCTGATGCATTTTTAGGTCCTTATGGTGAATATATGTCATCTTATATCTCAAATACCATTACACAGGGTCTTACAAGTTAAAACTCTTCTTAAAAGATAATTGATTAAATATAAATACCAAAGGCAATCCTAATATATAATCGTATTTTGTAATATCACCATCAGCTAAATTATATAATACTGATTCCCAGGAAAACTTTTTCATTGATTCTTCTTTAGCTATTTCAATTTTATCTTCAGCTGTAAGATACTCATCAAATTTACCTTCATCACCTAATGGTGCTTCAAATAATAAATTGTATGCTTCCATAAATGTCTCTTTGAATTGAGTATAATCTTTAATTACACCATATACATCATTAATAGATACCAATTTAAACTCTTCTGAACGGTCTTTTATGTTAATACTACTGTATGGTTCAATTATGACGTTACCCCATTCATCTTCTTTTGTTTTGCGCCACATAACACCACATATATTTGGTAGGTATTTAAATAAATCATTTGTAAAATAATATTCCAAATCTATAAAATTACCAAAAGATAATTCATCCATTCCAATATAAGTAAATAATCCTATTTTATATTTAATATTATTGCTAGGTTCTCCAAATCTAAAGTTAAATGATTTTCTAATTTCATTAAATTCTTCAACATCTAGTTCTTCAACATCAAAATCAAAGTTTTCATCACGTAAAATTTGAAATAATTCTACCTCATAATCAAAAGAGGACTCAAATTGGTCCTCTTGTAATTGTTTATATTCAATATATTGGTCAACTTTAACGTCTGACCAAGATTTAGGCAGTTTGTTCACCATTTTCAGCTATATTTTTCATATTGATTGTTATTTTTTGAAGTATAACTGCTATATAAGGTAAAGCAGTTGAATAATTCAAATCTTTAAATAGATTTGCTTTATGTTTAATGTGCGCTTCATCATAATGTTCTACCTTTGTTAAATCACTACGTTTAAATAATACTGCCATTACATTGGCCACATACTTATTTGGGTTACGTTTAATGAACTTTTCAACATACTTTAAGTCTTTCACCTTCGGACTAAATTCATCACCTTCAAATGCAATATATGTGTAACCATCAATTTCAATTTCTTTGATAAATTCTACATCCATTTGATAATCTGTAAATTCTTTAGTTAATTCAATAAACTTGGCACCATCTAATTCTTCAATTACATCGATTGGTAGCCCAACAAATTCAAATATTTGAAAGAACTTATCGATATAATCTAGTTCTGTATTATTCATAATTTCTGAGATGTGTTCAAATTCAGTAATCGTTAATTCTGTTGGTAAATTTGTCATTTCGTAATTATTACCGTTAAAGCTAAATTTAATCATAATTTTTTAATTTAATTGTTTTGTTATTATATATTGTTTTATATAAATATAAAGAAAATAGTAAAAATACAAAATAAACAAAAAAAATATTTTAACAATTATATGTAAAAATATTATGTTAAGTAATCTACCTAAATACAAAATCACAATTGATTCAGAATATTCTGATGGTGAAGACCTTGGAATCAATGAGATTGCCTTTACATCAACACCAGCAATCAAAATGAAAGGTTTAGCTTTTTCAGCTCAAACACCAAAGAAACAAGTATTTGCTGATAAGGTTAAAATGCGTCTTGCTGCACCAGCTATTATTCCAATGGAAATATATAGAAATGATGTAGAAGAATACTACGTTGAATTTACTGAAAAAGAAATTGAAAAGATTCATCAAAAATTTATGAAGAAACTTGGAACTAGCAAAGGTTCTATTTTCAATTTGGAGCACGATACAGAACAAAAAGTACCAGCTTATATATTGGAAACTTGGTTGGTTGAAAACCCAGAACAAGATAAATCATTTTCAACTTATGGAATTAAAGTAGCTAAAGGAACAATGTTCGTAGTTGCTCAATTAACAGACCAAGAATATTTTAATAAGTTAGTTGAAAACGAACAAACTGGATTCTCTATAGAGGGTTTTTTAGGATTAAAATTATCCGAAATAATAAATAATAATAAACAAAAAGAAGAAAAAATGAATGGATTAACATTGCCAGATGGCGAACACACAATTGGTGAAAAAATCTATGTTGTTAAGGACGGTGCAGTAATCGAAGTTAAAGACGTAGTTAAAGAAGTTGAATTAGCTGAAACAGAATTGTTAGACGGAACTAAAGTAAGAGTTGAAGGTGACTTAGCAGTAGGTAACAAAGCTGAAGTTTACATTAACGGTGAATGGGTTAAAGCACCAGAAGGACAACACAATTTAGCTGATGGTAGAGTTATCTACGTTGATGCTGAAGGACTTATCAATGAAATCGAAACACCAGATACTAAAAAAGTTGATGAAGTTGGATTATCTGAAGAAGTAAAAGAAGAAGAAGAAGTAATTGAAGAAGAAATGCAAGAAGATGTAATTACTGAAGAAGTTGTTACAGAAGAAACATCAACTTATTCAAAATCTGATTTGGATGCTAAGTTTGATGAATTATACAGAATGATTGCTGAACTTAAAATTGAAGAATCAATTGAAGATGAAATTGAAGTTGAAGAAACTAAAGTAGAATTAAGTGCACACCAAAAATTTAGTGCGGTAACAGGATTTTTAAAAAGAAAATAAACACTTTTTAAATTTTAACAATTATAATAAAAATAAAAACAAATAAAAACTAAAAAAAAATGGCAAGAGAATTAAGATTTGACTTAAACGTAGAACCAAATGCGTTGTTATGTCCAAACCCATCAGAGTTTTACTCTAAAGCTTATATATCAGAAGATACTGTAAACAACTACAGACCAATCCCTGGTGTTAAGTCAACAACTAAAGTTGCGAATGTATTATTCGATAACGTATTAAAAGCATCTAACTGTAACTTTAGTGCTAATCCACAATCATTGGACGCAGTTGACATCGATGTATGTGCTGTATCTGCAATGGCTGAATTATGTAGATTTGATTTGGAAGCGTCTTTCGTTTCTTTACAAATGGTTAAAGGTTCTAACGGTTCATTCGAAGTACCATCATTTATGGCTTACTACTGGGATGAAATGGCAAAAGAAATTGGTGAAGAAATCGCTACATTAAGATGGAAAGGTAACACTACTGGTGATACTGAAACATTCTTAGATTTGTGTGACGGTTACGAAGTAAAATTCAATGCTGATGATACAATTATCAAACCAGAAGCAACTGCAATTACTTCTTCTAACGTATTAGCTGAAATGGCATTAGTATATGCTGCATTACCAGGTAAAGTTAGAGCTAAAAAAGAAGATTTAAGATTCTACGTTTCTTCTAACGTATTCGCTGCTTACCAATTGGCTGCTGCTGCTGGTAACACATTAACTTATGTTACTGAATCATTAGGTGAGAAATTCTTAGGAATTAAAATCGTTATTATCGATGGTGCATCTGACAATACTATGGTATTAACAGTTAAAGATAACTTAATCTACGCATTTGACGGTGTTGGTGATGATAAAGCATTGAAAGCTGTTAACTTAGAAGATACAGTTGCAGAACCATTGCTTCGCACACGCTGCAACATAAAAATTGGATTTCACTATGTTAACCCAACTGAGATTGTTTTCTACCAAGCGTAATTAACAAATAAATAATTAAAATAACATTAAATGGTGGTAGTTTCTGCCACCATTTTTTATAAATAACAAAAACTAAAAAAATATATAAAAATGCCAACTTGTAACTCAACCGCATTAAGCGAAATATTTAAAAGCTGTGAATCAAATTCTGGTGGTATACTTGAATTCTATTTAATTGACCAAGAAGATGTAACAACAGTAGAAGTTGATGTAACTGGTCATACAGTAACAGGTATGACTACTACTGTAGATTTCACAACTTTTGAAATTAGACGTAACACTGCATCAGCTGCTGGTGCTAACCCAATTGACTTTACTAATGGGTCAACATACTTTACTAATACAATTACACTTGCATTCCACAGAAGAGAAGCAGCTAAATCTAGAGCAATCCAAATTCTTGGTGAAGGTCAAAGATATTTAGCAGCAATCTACAGAGATGCAAATGGTTTGTACTGGTATGTAGATTACTTACAATTACAATCAAATGATGATACTACTGGTACAGTTAGAGCTGATGGTAGTAACTACACAACTGTATTATTTGGAGAATCAGAGCACAGTGCTTATCAAATTGATGCAACTTTAGTAGCTGGATTAATCTAATATTAATATTTAAATTAAACTAAAGGGAATTAATAATAGTTCCCTTTTTTTATAACAATTAAAAAAACAAATAAACTATGGCACCACCAGTAACACCAACAACACCAGCATTATTCGAATTTAATAACAAAAAATTAAGTTATGAATATAGATTAAAATATCAAAGATTTTCAACTCAACAAACAATAGGTTTACCAATTGCTTTGTTTAATGGAAGAAGACCAAAATAAATAAAAATAAAACAAATAAATTATGGCAGACATACAACCAGCAAGAATATCATTTAACAATGAAAATTTAAACCCAGACAAAACTCGTTTTACTGATTATAGATTGGAAACAAATACTATAATTAGTTTAAATCACGACTTAACTTATGGTTCGCAAGGAATTCCACAATATTTCTATTTACTAATCAATCTAAATGGAGGTCTTTATAATGGTACTGACCCAATCGATGATTATATCATAATTGAAGATATTGTACAAGGTACAAAACTAGGTGATATTTATGATACAGTATCTGGAGATATTACTAAACCAGGATTTATCTTTGATGGTATTTATCTTAACTCTGGATTAACTAATGAGGTTACATCGGCTGATAGATTAACTGAAAATAGAACTATATTCATTAAATGGATTGAAGATTAATTCTAAAACGCATTAAAAAACATAAAGCTCCTATATGGGGCTTTTTTTATTTATATAATATGATATTTTTCTTTAGCTTCTAAATATGCAGCTCTTGCATCTTCTTCTTTTTCAAATCTACCTAAATAAATTTGTTTTCTATTAATTCCAATTTGAGCTTGCCATTTATTATTATTTTTATCCCAATGATATCCTTTAGATTTAGTATTAAATGTATTTTGTTGGTTAGTTACTGCTCTTAAATTACATATACGATTATCATCTTTAATTCCGTTTATATGGTCAATCTGTTCAACACATTCTTTATTAATCCAGTACCAAGCAAATTGGTGGGCTTTTAAATGGTAGTATTTACCATTAAAATAAATTTTAAATCTAATATAATTATTTTTTTTAGAAAGAATTTCTTTACCTTTTGGTCCAGTTATATTTCCACTCTCTGGGTCATAAGTAAATCCTCTTTCAATTGCTAATTTACATTTATATTCTCTAGTCATATTATTTAAACGTAAATACTTTAAAAAAGTTACAGTTTTTATAAACAATTTTTTAATTAAAAACAACTATTAATAAAAAATATGATTTATATAGAAAAGAATACTATAAATAAATTTGTGTTAACTTTAACTGAGTCTTCTCAATTGGTTGACCCTTTTTATTTATTCGAATTTAAAGCAGATTTTGACCCTACCAGAGAACCAATCTATTTTACAACGGATGATGAATCACTTTCAACTTGTAGATATAATTTATTTACATTGGAAGAAAATTCATCTGGTTCAACAACAGGTGGCACCAGCGTTGCTTTATCATTAGAAGCTGGTCAATATAGATATAACGTCTATGAATCCACAGCATCAACACTAAGTGTAAGTGCGACAACTGGTACTATAATTGAAACTGGAAGAATGACTTCAGCATTTACTGGTGGTACACAACAAATAATAAATAATTTTAATAATAATATATACTTATAATGAAAATATTAGGCTTTAATATAGGTGGTTCAAAACCAATGGTTGAATCATTAAATAAAACAGAAGAAAAAAAAGAAGGTTATTCTGCATTTAGCACACCTTTCTTAACGGTTGGTGATGGAAATCTTGCTTTACCTTCAATAAATACACTATACTTAGGTGTAGGTGGTTTTATTCGTTTCGGATGCGACAATCTTTATCCTCAATTGATTAATCAAATGGAACATACTTCACCATTGAATGGTAGTATTCTTAAATTTAAGAAAAATTCGGTTATTGGTGGTGGTTATGAATTGGAACCATTATCAGATAGTGGTGTTGAAAAAGTTAAGGTTTATAGTTTTGAAAAGAAAAATAAACTTAATAAATTAAGTAAACAATATACTCAAGACTGGATTAAACACGAAAGAATGTATGCATTATTGCATTTTGATTCAAAAATGGAATTGGTTAAGATTGAAAGATTGGACCCAGCAACAGTAAGAAGAGATGAATTTGGAACATTATTTAGTGTATGTAAAGATTGGTATAGAAATATTGGAGTGATTCAATACAAAGCATACCACCCAACTTGCAAAGATAGAGTACAATTATTAGAATATACTGAGGATGATGATAACATTTATCCAATTCCAACATATTGTTCTGCATTTAACTGGTGTCAATTGGATGGTGAATCATCTTATTTACAAAAACAAAATATCAAGAATGCTATATTCCCTTCATTTGCATTATTATTACCTCAAATGCCAGGTAGTGATGAAGAGAAACAAGCTATTAAAGATACAGTAGACAGAGCTAAGGGTGCACAGGAAGCTGGTAAAGTAATGATTCTTGCAGCACCAAACAAAGATAAGTTACCAACAATTGAAGCAATACCAACAAATCAAAATGATAAATTGTTTGAATCAACTGATAGACGTATTGATGATAAGATTTGTCAAGGTCACACTATTGCACCAGTATTAATGGGTATTCAAACACCTGGTAAATTGGGTGCTGGACAAGATATTAAGACTTCTTATGCAATATTTGAGAAGAATATGGTTATGCCTACTAGAGAATCAATTGAAACGTTTATAAACGAATTATTAGCTATTGGTAATGTTCAAGCTAAGTATAAAATTAATAATTTTCAAATTATTGGTGAAGAAATTGTAGATAATACAGATAATATAAAATAATATAAATAAAAATGGAATACTTTATAACTTTGGCTTGGTTAAAAGCCTACACACCAGTTTCAGCTAACATTGATGAGACACTTATTTTCCCATTTGTTCCAACAAGTGCGGATATGTGGATTCAACCAATCCTTGGTACATATTTCTACGAATATCTTTTAAATGCTTATAATAATCAAACATTAACTACTGATGAGACTGCATTGGTTGCTAAGATAAAACCCGCAATAGCTTGGCGCACAGCATCTGAGGCTCCAATTGGATTAACATTCCAATTAAAGAATAAAGGTCTTCAAACTCAAAATTCTGATAACTCTGAGTCAGTTGATTTAGCTGATGCGGAAACTGTTGAATTGAAGTACGTGAAGAAAGCTGAATTTTATGAAAATCAAGTTAAAAAATATTTGCACAAGAATAAAGATTTATTCCCACAATTTATCAGTGAAGATAATGACGATTCTCTTATCAAACCAACAAAAGATAAGGGAGATAACTATAACACATTTGTAAGCTTCGTATAACCAATGACACACTTAACAACATTATTCACAACATTCAAAGCTTCTAGTTGGAAGTTACTTTTACCAGTATTAACATTCTTTGCACCAATAAAATGGATTATTTTGCTGGTTATAATAGCAATATTAATAGATACTGGTTTTGGTATATGGGCTGCAAAAAAGAATAATATAGATATAACATCAACTAAAGCTTCAGCTGTTATTGGTAAAATGTTAGTTTATTCAGCAACAATATTATTATTCTTCGGTATAGACGTGGTAATACTTGGTGACTTCATTAAATTATTTATTGGAATTGAATTTGCAACAACAAAATTGGTTGCGTTGGTATTATTGAGTGTTGAAGGATATTCAATCGATGAAAAATTACGTAATGTAAATAAAGAAAAAGGTATTTGGTATTTTGTTAAAAGAGCTTTGGGTATTGCCAAAAAGTTTAAAAAAGAAAAAGATAACCTTGGAGTATAATGAAAACTAAAAAGAAAATGAATCCAATATTGCGTTGGATAATTGCAAAAACAATTAAAACTATAATAAGAATAAAAATAATATTAAATAAGTTATGAGCGAAAATTACACACCCCTAATGCAAAGATTAATAGCGGCACTTGATAAATCACTTATAAATAACTCATATGTGTGGTCTATACCAGGTGATATACCCGAAGACTTCAAAGGAAGTGTGTTACAATATATAATTGATACAAATGAATTAGAGTCAATAAATGGTAGTGATTTACAAACAATTGCACTTAGTATAGGAGTGACTGAACCAGTAAATGGTAGTTGGTTACAAGCCATTGTAGAAAATTTAGAAGGATAATATAAAACAATATAATTATGAAAACTTACGAAGAAGTTGAACAAATGTTTGCCGCTAAAGGTTATACATTTTTCAAGGGAGAGCTTAATGTAAATTTATTTGCAATTAGAAAAAAGATTAATACCAATTTATTTGATGATGAAATCTGGTTGGTTTGGGAAGAAAATGGTGCAAAATATGTTAAACAATGGGCTGCAACAACTGATGCTGGATTTACATATCTTAAAAAACCAATGAATCCTAACGGAACTGCAATAATTGTTCCTGGACAATATAGAGGTGCTTACGGTGTAGGTCGTCACACGTCATATGAAGCCCTTAGACAGCAAAAACCAATGAAGTACTACCGAGACATTGATAAGGACCTTAAACACGATTTAAACGGAAGAATTTACGAAGAGATTGCCTGGACAAATGTACATAAAGCTGGTGCTAATTCAAAAGATATTAATAATTGGTCGGCTGGTTGCGTTGTCTTTAAACGTAGTAAAGACTTTGAAGAGATGATGTCAATAATGAGAAAGGCTAGAGATAAGTATGGTAACTCATTTACATTTACACTATTTAGCGAAATATAATATAATAAAAAAGGTCCCGATTAAAGGACCTTTTTTTATGTATGACAAAATGCAAGAACCGCATTTTTTAGAAAGAACATTATTTAGACGTATAAGTTTTAAATAGGTTGCTTTTAATTAAGAACAAATTTAATTACATCATCAATTTCATCTGATGTTACACCTATAGTTAATGCTTTTATTTGAAACATTTGAACATTCATTAATTCTTCTGGTTGAAGTTGAATTAATAATGACATTGGAAATGCTTTATCCAATTCTTTTGTGGTTAATTTAATCTTGTTCATTTTTTGTGGTTTTGGTTTTTGTTATTGTGGTTTATAATTAACCCAGAGGGCTGGAGATGATGAAACCACACACCATCTCCAAATTATGTCTACAATTATAAATACGAAGCTAATTTCAAAAAGTTGCTTTGTTAAATAAATTTTAAGATATTTTAACAAACTAATATAAAGTTTGGATTACAATCTTCTGACCTGTATATTAAAGTTCCTCGGTAATAAAGAGCTGGATGACCATAATTGCAGAAAGTTGATGTAAAGTTATCAGCTAATACTATTAATGTATCTGGATGCATTATAATCGCTTGTGGGTCTTTACCAATTTGATTGATATGGTTATAAAATCCAATTTCTAGTTTTTCTATTATTTCTGAGTATTTCATTTTATTCATAAAGTTATATATTTTCTTTTAGTACAATCATTAAGTGATTCAATCTGTTCTGGTGTTAGCATATGTTGATATCTAAGTACAATACCTATTATTAGTTCTTTTTCAAAACTTTCATATTTATATCTTTCTTCAGTTTTTATATCATTATAAGTAAGATTACTTATTGCAATAAGTAATTCTTGTTTAATTTGGTGTAGTAAATAATCTTTTGCTGAATCGGTTAATTTTTCCATTTTATTTTTCTTTAGTATAAATTGTTATTTGAATGTATTCATCTTCTTCCATTCTTGAATTATCACACAAGTGTTGGTAATAATCATTTTCAAATTGTTCTTGTTCCTGGTTCATATTATTTAATATATTGTAAAGTTATTAAAGTTTCATATTGTTCAGTATGTTCTTCATTATAGAAATATGTATATTGCTCATAAATTTTACCAGATAAAAAATCTTCAATTGATATTTCTAATTCTATATCAATATAATACCATTCATCTTCAATAAAATAAATACCTTCAACTATTTCTTTGTATTGAACTCTACTTGAAACTTCATCATATGATTTGAAAATAATATTTTTATAATTGTTTTTTATTATATTTTCATCATTACTATCACTTAAAATTTCTGGATTATGATTCAAATGCAAATAATCATAATAAATATGATTACACCTTATAGTATGTAATATATCAGAATCTAAATATTCAAGATAATTTAATTTATCTTTTACTTGATTGAATGCATCTTTTAATGTATCAAAATACATTTCATTATTAAATCTATCATTTTCAGATTTAAATGTTAATTTAATTTTTTTATTTTTCATATTATTTATTTTAATTCTATATTATTTGATATAAGAAATTCTTTAATTGAATCGCCCTTAATATCTTCTTTTTTTATTTTTTTAGATAATTCTGATAATTGATAACTATTTGTATTTTTAATTACACTTATCAATAATCTTTCGATATCGGTCTTCATTGGATATTCACTATCTAATATTTCTTTTAATTCATTTAATGATTCATTATCTTCGATTTCAGCAACTTTATTTTCAAGTTTGATATCTTCTATCACTTCAGTTGGTAAAGTCTCTGTAATCAATTCTTTTTTAGGTCTACCGCCTTTTTTACCATTTTCTTGATTAGCTTTTACTTTGTTATCGTAGTTAGCTTTAACATTATCAAGATTTGGTTTAATACCTTTCCATAATCCTTTAAGGTATCGGTCTTCAAATTCTACTTCTTCACCTTTTCTAAAAGCATTTAAAGCTTTAAATAATACTCCAGCTTCCTCATTGGTTAAATCGTCTAATGCATCGAAAATTGAACCATATATTAATAAATTTTCCATTATTTCTCATACTCATTACTTTTTGTTATGTTTGACACTTTGTTGTTTTTAAGATAATCGTTGATGATTACTTCAAGACACCACGTTCTATTACCTTTTGTTTTTTGTTTTGCAATTGAATCAATAATTGCGATGGTGTTTTCTTCTAATCTAAAACTTACCATTTTTGTTTCTCTAAATCTACTCATTGTTTTTTGTTTTAAGTATTTGTTATTGTTTTACCTTTCGGCCTTCATATTATAAATATAATCAAATATACTAAAAGTAATACAAGTAGTCAAGTTTTTTTAATAATTTAGAATGATTCTAAATAATAAATTGATGTAACTAGTTGAAGATGATTATTTTATATCTTATTTAGAATCATTCTAAATAATAATTATTTTATTTTAGTTGGTAATTTTTTAAAATAAATGATAACCCAAATAACCCACTGGGTTTTTAAATAACCCAAATAACCCAAGATAACCCAAATAACCTTAAAGAGAAAGATATAGATAAAGATAAAAATATAGATAAAGAAATATATAAATATAATAATATAGATATTATATAATATAATAAAAATATAATATATAATAATAAAACATATATTTAATATAAAACAATAA